TTCGCGCTCCTCGCAAACGTGCATTTCTGGCTCATCTGCTTTGTAGTAACCGCCGCAGATTGTGCATGGCACCATCAATACTTCGTCGTAATTTGTTGTTCCTGTAATCATGACTGCACTCCTTTGCGAAGCTGGGCGGCGAACATCTGCAGTTCGTTAATCTGGCTGCGGATAGACATGGCGGTAGCGCCGAACGCATGAGTATCTGGATGCATATCTGCTAACTGCTTAGTCTTGATGTCTACCAGGCTATCGATAGCGCTGGCCCGCACTTCAGCCAGGAAAGCGCCTGTCGCCGGGGTGTCTTTAAGCACAGCAGATGCAGCAATATTGCGCATATAATCGCGCGCGCCGTTTGAGCCATATGCAACAGCGTAAGGCACCACTTCCCCGGTGCTTCTTAGGGTCACATGGGGGAAATCATTCCACATAGAGACTCGTTCGCAAGCAGACTTCAGCCCTGCATTCTCAGCAGCCAGCGCCGCGCATCTGGCTTCACCTTCAGCCACGCCAGCCTGGTACGCTTCGAACATGTGCTGCGTCATCTCGTACACAAAGCTTCTGTCGTCTTCCATCGCTGGCGAGCAGCCGTTGTTGTTCTTGGTAAACCACTCGATAAATTTCTGTTTCATACCCCTACCCTCCCCCAAACCATCAATACCCTTCTCATCGCCGCGCTGTTGCGGCACTCCTGAAAAATCGTGTTCTCGCCGTCGCGGTTGATCGGCTTCCCTTCATCGTCTTCGGCGGCCACGTACACATTGGTGCGCCAGTTGCGTTCGCGAAGGACGATTTCGCCGTTCTGCCGCATCTTGAATGATGCCGCCAACACCTGAGAGCGGGACACTACGGTTGCTTCGCATACCAGCTCAGCGGTGAATGAGCCGTAACCTTCCAGATACCACTCTATAGCTTCACGCCCTGTCATGGATTTAGCACTCATAGTCAGCCTCCTGTTGCATCTGGCCGCTGTAGGTGAAATCTACCGGGTCCAGGCCTGAGTAGCGGCTGCTGAAGTGGTAGGTCTTTTCTGCCCCCGGCGCATGGCGGGACTTCACACAGATGATTTCGGTGATGCCTTTCAGTTCGGTGTTCTCGTTGTACTTCTCATCCCGATACACCATGAAGATCACATCTGCTTCCTGCTCAATGACGCCAGACTCTCGCAGGTCTGCCGCTACGGGACGCTTATTAGCGCGCTGTTCAAGGTTTCGGTTCAGCTGGGCCAGTGCGATGACCGGGCAACGCAATTCTTTCGCCAGGTTCTTCAGGCCAGTGGCGATCTCCCCTACGCTGCGGTTCATGTTCTCCGGGTCTGACATCCGCATCTTCTGGAGATAATCGACGATTACCACGCCCAGTCCGCCCAACTTCTTACTCATACGCCGCGCTTCCGCACGCACCTGGTGAACGCTTAGGGATGGCTTGTCGTTGATATAGATCGGGGCTTCGATGAAATCCTTCATGCAGTGGCCGACCTTTCCCCAGGCACCATCCATCACGCCGCTCTGCTTGCTGAGTAAATCCTCTTTGCTCACCCGGGCCCGGTGGAACGCGACTCGCTCAGAGATTTGTTCCACTGGCATCTCGAGACTGAAGAACAGCACCGGCTTTTTGTTTTTCAGGCCGACTGTCTCGGTCACGGTGGTGCTGAACATAGTTTTCCCCATGCCAGGGCGCCCGCCGACAACGATGAAATCGGTGTTGTTGAACCCGCCGAATGCGCTGTCGATGGTTGCCATGCCCAGCTCGGTTTTGTGCTTCCAGATATCGCCGCTGATAATCGACTGGATAGTCTCGAGGGACATGTCGATCCCGGTGGTGATGTGCTCGGTGCCGTAGTCGGTGTTGTGCTCGATGCCAGAGATATCCGCCTGTATGTTGCCGATGATGTCAGCGATACCATCACTGGATGGTTCGGACAGCTTCTGGATCCCTACCTGTAGCGCCAGGGTCATCCGGCGGCCGAGATGCATTTCCCGCAACTTTTCGCAGTACGAGGCAAGGTTCGCGAACGACGGTGTGTTCTTGCTGCATTCAGCCAGGTAAGCGAATCCGCCCGCACTCTCCAGCGCTCCAAGGCGCTCAAGGTCGCTGGTCAGTGTCAGCAGGTCTATCTTCTCCCCGGATTCGTTAAGGCGCTTATAGGACCGCAGAGCCACCTTGTGAGGCGTTGCTGTGAAGTGGTCCTCAGTCAGCCCCTCAATCGCGTCAGTCGCCATGTCAACGCCGTCTGTGCGGCCCGCTGCGAGCATGATCCCGCCAATGACGGCCTGCTCAACGTATAAATCAATAAAACGGCTCATGCTTTGACTCCCTTGCGCTCACGGTGCTCGTTGATGGCCTGCTCGTAGACAGATCCCCAGTTCTTCGGATTCAGTATCCAGTCGAGAGTCAGCCATGGCTGATCGCCTCTGGTGCCAAACAGGGAAGACTTGCTAATCAGCTCGAAGGCCATTCCCATGTGCTTCAGTTCTCGCCAGTTGCCCTGGGTGGTTTTGCCGTTCCACACAGCTTCCAGGTCTCGATAGGCCGGACGGCGGCGGTTCCACTCATGCAGCGAAACGGCCTTCGAAGGGAATTTTTCATTCCAGAGCTTGATGATCTCTTCGTGCGGACAGGCTTTCGGGTTGCTTCCATGACCATCTGCCCATATCAGGGCGTCTGACAGGTATCCATCAAAGCGGGTCATACGGCACAGGTTCTCTGGCTTGAAGCTGTGACCCCAGTTCACATGGGCCCAGCGGATAACGAGTTTCAGCTCTTCAGCGGTGTAGCACTGGTCTTTGCTCTTCACCGTGGAGAGAGCTTTCTCGAAAGGTGCCAGCGCAGCACAACGACTACCAGTTAGCTCGTTGAAGTAATCCATCACCTCCTGAGCGAGTGAGTTTTCCACCTGGGGGGATTTAGGGGGATCTTGTCTTTCTGTATTTTGATTATTGTCTTTTGTGTTTAGCATCTTCTGCTTAGTTCTGTTAGCAACTTCCGCTAAGGTTTTCTTAGCAGGTTTAGCTAATGTTTTGCAGAATCCGTTAAACTTTGTTTTCCACTCGGAGACATTGGTATTCATGCCCACTTTGCGGCCTTCCTGAATGAATACCTTCTTGCTGATCAGCAGGTTTTTTGCAGTAGAGCAATGCGTGTGGTGCTTACCAACCATCTGCTCAAGTTGCTCGTTGCTGACCCAATCCATTTTTTTATTGAAGCCGTATGTTTTGCGCCAGACGGCCAGCACAATGCACATCTCAGTTTCGCTCAAACCTGAAGCCATAACGGCATCAAGAAGCTCATTCGCGACGCGAGTGAACCCATCTTCCAGTTGCGCCACACGATGCTCCACGACCTCCAGCGGCGGCCTGTAGTCTGCTAAATGCTTAACGACGCCCATGCTTCACCCCTGCCTGAATCAGTGCCAGTCTTGCCATGCCAACAAAGCGCTCAGCGAACGCCCGGTTTTTTGAGGCAGCGACAACCAGGCCATCTGGTGAATCTGGATGGCGACGTTCCTCTTTTTCCTGGTACTTTTTGCGAGTTTTTGACATACTTACTCCCGTTACTTGGCGTAACACAGTGTGATAAGGGCCTTTGAAGTGACCGCTTCAAGGGCTTTCGCTTTTTTGGTAGTACCCATCACATAACTCCCGGCGCCATAGCGGCCAGACTTGTCACCACCGCAGCGATTGATTCAGTTGGCAGGAAGCGCAGCAGTGCTTCAGCAGCTTCTCTCACCTCTTTCTCAAGGCGTTGTATCGGCTGACCAAGTAACTTCGCCTGATGCGCTTCAGTGCACTCTTTCATGGCCTCGGCTATCAGTTCGGCCTCAGTCTTTGCGACCAGACCGAACTCTCTCGCCACTTTCTCGTTATCCCGCGCCATCACGTCGATAATGACGGGGATCAGTAGCATCAACCCCTTGTCGTTCTTCGGGCCCGGATCGTTAATCATCCGGAAGAAGTTCTGCTTCGTGTTGTGTTCAGAACCTGCCAGTAACAACCCCTTCCCGCCGCGCGCCAGCCACTCTTTCGCAACCAGCTGAGAAATGTGAACCTGAGACTGGCCCGGCGTAGCTTTTTGCCAGGCCTTAACTGCCTCCCGTATTCGAGTTAGCTTACTGGTATTGCGCGGAACGCCTTGATAATTCGAAATCATCGGATTCGCCGTGAATCCGGTATTCTCTTGATACGCAAGTGAATGCATTGCTTTCCCTTTCGTGGTTAAGGCCGCCGTTAAGCGGCTGTGTTGTCGGCCGGTGACGGGAACAGCGTCGGCAAATCAGGGCGAATCTGGTATGCCTGAATCTCGCCACCAGTTGCTTTAACGATGCTGTTCACGTGTTCCGGAGAAACCTTCGCTTTGTTGTGTAGCCACTTGTAAACCGCCTGCTGCGACACTGCGCACGCCTCACCAAGGGCTTTTTGAGAACCGACAATGGTGATAGCGGTTTTAATGGTTGGGTTCATAACAACCTCCGTAGTGAATATGAATGAAGAATAAAACTATGGTTGTATTTAGTCAACAACCATTTTCGTTTGATGGAATAAAACCATGGTTGTACATTGCGCGTATGAAAACGACACTCGCTGAAAGATTGAAAGAAGCCAGGACATTACGAGGCCTTACGCAAAAGGCTCTCGGGGATCTGGTTGGGGTGAGCCAGGCGGCTATCCAGAAGATTGAAACAGGAAAAGCCAACCAGACAACAAAGCTGGTTGAGCTTGCTAATGCGTTAAAGGTAAAGCCTGAATGGTTGAGTTCTGGTGAAGGCGCTATGCTTCTCACTGGGCAGGATGAAGCCATCCCACCGTCTGATCAGTGGGGTACCGTTGAGCCTTGGGATAATTCAACCCCATTACCTGATGACGAGGTAGAAGTGCCATTTCTAAAGGATATTGAGCTGGCCTGCGGCGATGGGACGTTCCCTCGCGAAGATTACAATGGCTATAAACTCCGCTTCTCAAAAGCGACTCTACGCCGAGTTAATGCCCACAGAGAAAGTGTTATCTGCTTCCCCGCACATGGGAATAGCATGGAGCCAGTAATTCCGGAAGGAACGACTGTCGCTATCAATATTAACGACAAAAAGATCGTGGACGGAAAGGTTTACGCCATCAGCCAGGATGGATGGAATCGCTTAAAAATACTTTACCGTGTGGGTCCGAACAGGCTGAGCATTCGCAGCTTTAATCATGTCGAGCACCCAGACGAAGAAGCGGACCTTGATAGCGTCCAGATAATCGGAAGAATGTTTTGGACATCAACAATATGGTAGGGAAGCAACTATGAAAAAATTCTTATGGGCAGTATTATTTCTGACAACTATGGCGGCCAATGCGGAAGAGTCGGCTCTCGATCAGCTAAAGCAATCACCAGCTGCAATCTGTAAAGACCATGCACAGCCAGATCAGTGCAAGGTAGCAGTCCAGGCTACGATGCTGGCGGTTTACAACATCACTTCGCTTGATGCTGGATGCGAGAGTAGTTCTGACGAAGTTAAAGCAAAAATGAACAATGAGCTGAAAGCGCAGTGCGCGGCAGCCAAAGAGATCTCCGATTACCTGAAAAGCCAAAACAGATAAATACTCCCCACCCATGAAACCTCGCTCCGGCGGGGTTTTTTATTTCCCAAACCCCACCACCAAATATTTCTTAAAAATAAATTCCTTTCAAATACAACCAAATAAAACCAATACAACCATTAATACAACTATTGTTGTTGACGAGAAAACAACTATGGTTTTTAATGAGTCCATCGAAACGAAACATCGACAGCTGAGCGAAGTTAGCCAGCGGCGGACAGCAAGTCGCCTGCTTTTTAACAACATGCAAAGTCGGAACAGCACTCGGTAATCCTGTTTAGACCCCAACGTAAAAATTCGGCGCAGCACCGGGCGCGATCCGGTCGGTGTGAGGCTACCCCCTCGCGAGAGCGATAAAGGCGTGGGAACGGGCAACACTGGCGGGATGAGAGGTGCGAAGCGCAAAGAGATTTATTCCAGTCCATTCGAAGTTGAGTGGGCTGGGCTGAATCACAGAATCTTTCACGCCCGATTGGGCATCACGTTCAAATGGCTAGCCGCTGCCACCCTTTTCGACGCGGCGCACCGTATCGGAGGAGTTATGTAACAGGTAACAGTGACGACTGAAAACCAACATTTAGCCCCGGATTATGCCGGGGCACTTCGTGGAATGTTTTGGGGTGAGTGCAGAAGCAAACCTTCTCGGCGAAGGCGCTTGGCAATGAGTACGCGACCGGAGTTAGTCGCCCGGCTGTGCTCACCACCAAAACATTTCTCCCGCATCAGCGGGTAACGACAGAGGGTAAGGCGATGGGATGGGGTGGAATTACAACAACTCGGTTCGATGAGATCTCAACTTTTGCTGAGAAATCAGGGAAGTGTGACGTATGCGGTAAAGCCTGCAAACGACGGGAAAAGTTTTATCAAACGCTCAATCCGTTCAATAAAAACGCTGATGGCTCCGTGAAAACGTATCAGGAAATCAGGAAGGAAATTGAGCTTAAGGCCACCGAGTGGAAATTAAAGCCAGTCAGGCATGCAAAGTGTGAATAGACCCGCTCCGGCGGGTTTTTTATTGGCCATACCTCACCGTTCTCTATGAGTGCGGTTAGTTATGACAACCGGCGGCCATCCACCGCCCATTAGCGCAGAAGTCTTGTTTAACGTTCAGCAGCCCAGCTTACGGGCGGAGTGATTATGCAAAAATTTATCGTTATCCAGCAGCACGCATGGTCAAACGACCACGGTTACGGCATTGGTTATTCCTCAGATTTGGAAATATTTGATAAGCGGGAAGTGGCAATTTCTCACGGATTTGAAGTAGCAGGTTGTGATGATTTCAATATCGGTGTTATCGACGACGGCCGACTAGTGTCGCTCGACTGGATGGAAAAGCCAGTTGGTAACGGGAAAGGTGTTTCAGTTGAGAAACTCCAGATTATCTCTGATGCCATTGGCTTGGAGGCATCATGACAGTAACCCACAACGGCAAGCAGTACACCGCCAAAAAACTGAACGATAACGAGTGGCAGCTGACGTCGGTATCGGCACCGCGCGACAAGCTGACGCTGAACCGCTGGCAGATGCATATCGCTGGCCTCCTGAAACAGGTTGAGGTGAAGGTATGATCAATCATCACCTGCTGCGCGCGGCGCAGAGCAAAGCAGCCATCGCCCTTTTTATCGGTGATGGCGCCATGTGGATGGCAGCCTACGACGAAATGAAGGTTGCCATCGGTTATCCGTGGCATAGAAAAACAGCCTAACCCCCCTATTCAACCGATCGGCCTGGCATTACGCGGGCGGGATCTGCACATCCAAATTTCAGGAGAAACCATGAGCCAAGTAACGGACTTAACTGTCATCGAAATCAAGCCAGAACAGGCACCAGTGCTTTACGTAGCGGGCGGCCTTGATGCTTACCTTGAGCAAATCCGCCAGGCAGTAAACGAAGTGCCGGACCTGTCCACGAAGAAAGGGCGTGACCGTGTCGCCTCTCTGGCTGCGCAGGTGTCACGCAGCAAGACGGCAATCGAAAAACCGGGCCGTGAGTACCTGAAACGCCTGAAAGAGGCTGTGCGCCCAGCTGAGGCCGAAATTAAGCGATTCGTTGATGCTTGCGACGAGCTGCGTGATGCCACCCGCCGCCCACTTACTGAGTGGGAAGCCGAGCAGGAACGCATCAAGGCTGAAGAAGCCATGAATGCACTGCATGCCGAAGCGCTGGTGATGAACGAAGAGTTCGACCGCCATCTTGCCGCGCGGATCGAAGCAGACCACGAAATGGCCCTGCTGATGAATGACGCTTTCGACCGTGACCGCGAAGAGCAGCGCCGCCAGGCGGAACAGGCCCAGCGTGAACGTGACGAGCGGCTGAAGCAGGAAGCGGCAGAACAGGCTCGTCGTGATGCCGAAGCGAAGCACAAAGCGGAGATTGAAGCCGCAGCTCGCCGTGAAGCCGAAGAGAAAGCCCGCGCTGAACTGGCGGAACGCCAGCGCATTGAAGCGGAACAGCGTGCGGCACGCGAGAAGCAGGAAGCAGAAGCCCGGGCGGAGCGCGAAAAGGCTGCAGCGGTAGAGGCTGAGCGCCTTAAGGCAAGGCAGGCAGAAGAGAAGCGCCTGGCCGAAGAAAAGAGAGTTGCCGATGAGGCAGCAGAGCGTGCGGCTAACATCGCTCATCAGAAGCGCATTAACAACGAAGCCAAGGATGATTTTGTTAAAGGCGGAATTCCAGAAGAGTTTGCTCGAAAAGCCGTTGAGCTGCTGGCTAAACGGCAAGTCAGAAATAGCTCAATCAATTATTGAGGCAACCATGAACGCATTCCTCACTTACGACCGAATCGAAGAACGGCGCTGGGTTGAACAGCAGCTCACCGACGAGAAAGAGAAGTGGATCGACGACCGGGCGAAGGAACTGATCGCCATGTTTCCTGCGAAACCTCTGGAGATGAGCAATTTGTTCCTGCCTCAGGAAGCCCAGTTTGCGCTTATCGGAGAAAAGGCCGAAGAGGCATACAACGAATACATTTCGGCCTGCGCATATGCCCGCGCCGAAGAAGAATGGCAGCGCCAAGCGCCCTGCCCGTTCTAAGGAGTGATCATGAGCTTAACCCTTGTTGATTTCGTCAAACAACAGGAGCCGCTTTTCATTAAGGCGGCCACAGACGAGCGGATGGTGTGGGCGAAGGAAAGCCAGTTCGCCATCCAACTATTTCAGAACAATGACTACCTCGCGAAAGTCGCATTCCAGAACCAGACCAGCACGCAGAACGCAATAATCAACGTTGCGGCTATCGGTATTTCGCTAAACCCAGCTCAGAAGCTGGCTTACCTGGTTCCGCGTAAAGGGGCAGTTTGCCTCGACATTAGTTACATGGGCCTGATGCACATTGCGCAGCAGTCTGGCGCCATTAAATGGTGTCAGTCGGAAATTGTTCGCAGAAACGACCAGTTCCGCCGCGAAGGGCTCGATAAGCCGCCGATCCATATCTACAACGACTTCGATACCGAAGAGCAGCGCGGGGACATCGTAGGTGCATATGTAACGGTAAAAACTGACGATGGTGATTACCTCACCCATACGATGCGCATCGATGCCATCTACTCCATCCGTGACCGCTCAGAAGCGTGGAAGAAGTACAAATCCGACAATAGCAAGAAGTGTCCATGGGTCACGGATGAAGAGCAGATGATCCTCAAGACGGTCGTGAAGCAGGCAGCAAAATACTGGCCGCGCCGTGAGCGCCTGGATGCCGCAATCGACCACGTTAACACCGAGGGCGAAGAAGGTATCAACTTTGCAGCAGAGCGTCAGCCAGAACGCGATATAACGCCGCTTAGCGAAACCACGCAGAAAGAGATTAACGACCTACTCGTCTCTTTGGATAAGACATGGGACGCCGATCTTCTCCCTCTCTGTTCACGCATTTTCAAACGCCCTATCTCGCAGCCAGCCGACCTAACAGAAGTGGAAGGTGTTAAGGCTCTCGGGTTCCTCAGGCAAAAGGCGGCAGCATGAACGCCAATCCACTTCTGCCCGGTGAAAAATACGGGCACTTAACCGTCAAAGAATACTCGCACATGCTGAGAGGTAGAAGGATGTATCTATGCCTTTGTGTGTGCGGTAATTGCTGCTATAGAGCCGCAAATCAGCTTAAAAACAATTCAATAAGCAGCTGCGGATGTATGACAGGGAAAAACGCCACTCACGGCCAGCGCAATACCCGCGTTTACAGGATTTGGAGCGGAATGAAAAACCGCTGCACGAACCCGAACAACAAAGACTTCGAAAAATACAGTAAGCGCGGCATCTGCGAAAGGTGGCTGACGTTCGAGCTATTTCTTGAAGATATGGGGCCACCTCCTACGCCTAAGCATCAGCTAGATCGCAAGAACAATGAAGGCCCGTATTCAAAAGACAATTGCAGATGGGCAACGGTTACCAAGCAGGCGGAAAACAGAAGTACATCGTTTTACTGGTTTGTTGATGGGTTGCGTTTTGAAAGCGCCGGAGCCGCGGCGAATCATTTTGGCGTGAAATCAGCAACCATCCACAAATGGTGTCATGGCTACAACAATAGAGGGATTAACATCCCTCCAAGAGCCAACTGCCGAAAGGAGAGGAAATATGGATAACAGCTGGCTCATTAAATTTGAGCAAATATTTGGGCCAATTGCACAAATTGAGCAAGGCAGCGAGACATGGGCAAGGGCGAGACTCGGAGTTATTACTGCCTCTGAAGTGCACAACGTAATTTCCAAGCCAAGATCGGGAAAGAAGTGGACAGACATGAAAATGTCCTACTTCCACACGCTGCTCGCCGAGGTATGCACCGGCGTCGCGCCAGAGGTTAACGCCAAGGCGCTGGCCTGGGGCAAGCAGTACGAGGAAGACGCCCGCACCCTTTTCGAGTTCACCACAGACGTGAAAGTCACGGAGTCTCCGATCCTGTTCCGTGACGAGAGCATGCGCACTGCGTGCTCTCCTGACGGCCTGTGCAGTAACGGATTCGGCCTCGAATTGAAATGCCCGTTCACCTCCCGCGACTTCATGAAATTCCGCCTTGGCGGTTTCGAAGCCATCAAATCTGCCTACATGGCCCAGGTGCAGTTCAGCATGTGGGTAACAGGGAAAGATGCCTGGTTCTTTGCCAATTACGACCCACGAATGAAGCGAGAAGGCATTCACCACGTCGTGGTTGAGCGGGATCCGCAATACATGTCCGACTTCAACGAAATGGTGCCGGAGTTCATTGAGAAGATGGACGAGGCGCTTGCGGAGATCGGCTTCACGTTCGGGGAACAGTGGAAATGAAACGCACACCCTTCTATCGCAGGCCTGGGCGAACCGGGCAATTCTCCGGCCTTCGTGAGCGCGTTATCTGGATGATTCAGACACGCGGCCGCCCGGTCACAGGAAGCGAAATCGCTGAGAAGTTTGGCGTAACGCTCATCGAGTTTAACCGGGTCGCAAACGGCATCACCCGCGGAACCGGACATATAGCGCAGATCGTTGAGTCGGAAAAGTGGATCAACGAGGGCGGCATCTGCGACCGGACTTTCGACCTGGTAACGAAGCCAAAGGTCATCATGCCTCAAGGTAAATCGCGGCTGTTCACCCGGCGCGCCATAGAGCAATCGCAAGAAGGCCGACGGCAGGAGTGCATTGAACGTGCCGCCCGCCGTCGCCGCTTGATAGCTCAGGGCCTCTACATCGACGAAATGGAGTCAGTGCTATGAAAGCGTGGTCTCTCGAAGAGCTGGCGCTGCTGTGGCGACACTCAAACGCTGAAGTCGCAGAGATTACCGGCCGCAGCATTGAAGAGGTCGGAGATAAGCGGCTGCAAACCAATATTGAGCGTAATGGCTGGGATGTTAACGATCCGGAGCGGGAGGATGCATGACTGGAAAATACTCTCTTATCTACGCAGATCCTCCCTGGTCTTACGGCAACACCAGCAGCAACGGCGCCGCTGCCGATCACTACTCCACCATGAAGCTAATCGACATCAAGCGCCTGCCAGTCTGGGAACTTGCCGCCGATGACGCGGTGCTGGCGATGTGGTACACCGGCACGCATAACCAGGAGGCTATCGAACTGGCAGAGGCCTGGGGATTTACAGTTCGCACGATGAAGGGTTTTACCTGGGTGAAGCTGAATCAGAACGCCGAGTTGCGCATCAACAAGGCGCTGGCCGAGGGGGAAGTTGCCGACTTTTACGACTTCCTCGATCTGCTGAACGCCGAGACGCGCATGAACGGCGGCAATCACACCCGGGCCAATACAGAAGACCTGTTGATTGCCACCCGCGGCGCCGGGCTGGAACGAAAACACGCAGGGATTAAGCAGGTGGTATACAGCCCGCTCGGCGCGCACAGCGAAAAGCCGTGGGAAGTTCGCCACCGGCTGGAGCTGCTTTACGGTGATGTGCCGCGCATTGAGTTATTTAGCCGCTGCTCGGCGCCGGGCTGGCACCACTGGGGCAATCAGTGCGCCACCGCCGCGGTTGAATTGCTACCCGGCTGCGCCATCCAAGTTGTGAAAACGGAGGCCGCATGACGCCAGAAACAGACAACGCCATACGCGGCGCCTGCCGCCGCTGCACCGAGGAAATCCAGCAGGCCATGCGCAAGAAGCCAAAGCCAAACTGGAACGAAACGGTACCTCCCATCATCAACAAGCATCACAAGAAAATTGAAGCTCTGGGAGTTAGCCTCCTGGAGTTCGTCGTATACACAGGGCGGCTTAATCGCCGTTTCGGAGTGGAATCGTGAAGGTAGAAAAAAGCGATGTTCTGGCGTTTACCATTTCAGATGCTGAACGCCTCGACCCGGTCAGGGTGATGATTGAAAACTATGAGCCAGGAAAGGGAAGAATCACTGTCACCTGCTACGGACAGGCATGGACTGGAGCATGGTTTGCAATGGGCGGTGACACTGTTCAGGAGTTCATTAAGCGTGTCAGCAATGACTACCTGATCGGGTGTTTAGCTCCCCGGCTTGAAAGCTCGGTTGACGATGATAACGACGCCAACCTTGAATTCGTTAAATCGCAAATCATCAAGCTTCGCCGCGAACAGGAAATTGATAAGGGTGATGCCCGTGAAATGTGGACAGAGGCCGAAAATGCGGAGGATGTGAAGGCAAACTGCTGTGATTTTATCGTTGGGGACAAGCTTTTGAAATTGTTTGGCGACGACCCTTGGTATGCCGGATGGCCGTCTGTACCCAATCCGAAATATCAATATCTCGAACGCATCATTGAAGCGGTACGTGGCGGGCTCGCAGAACTGGAGTGTGTCGCATGAACAGAGCCTCTCCCGTTGATTTGAGAAAAAGCATCGAAATCGCCAACCACCTGGCGCACATCGGGATTCGCTTTGTGCCGATCCCAGCGGCGACCGAGGAAGAATTTCAGACGCTGGCCGCCGAGCTATCGCGACGGCTTGAGCAGATGGCAGTCGAAGCCGAGAAGAATGAAGGCGGTGCGGCATGAAAGCATTAATTACCCAGGAGCTTAAGGCTCCTTTTTTATTGCTGGCGTTCACCTTCAACCGAATTAACCGACAGTTCGCGGAGTGATAAATGGAAAAAACAATATTTACGCGCGGGCCTTGGATAGCCCTGCCTGAAGAAGTAGATAAGAACTACATCCGCATCCGCGGTACCAATATTGGTGGACGCTACAAAATTGCCAACGTCATAACGCCTGTTTACGAAAATGTGCATGACCGAGAGGCAGTAGAAACAAGAGCCAATGCCAGACTTATCGCTTCGGCACCTGACCTTTTAGAAGCTCTGCAATGCCTGTTCGACAACTATAAGCAGCTCGCTGATTCAGGCGATGCCGGTAACTGGCGGCTCGAAGATGAGCCTGCCGGAAAGAAAGCGCTGAACGCCATCAACAAAGCCCTCGGTAAGGAGTGACCATGGACATCATCGACACAGCAGCAGAGATTGAAGAGCTTCAGCGTAACGCTGCCCTTTCCGCTCACCGTCTGAACCGCAACGCCGTATCAGCAGAACATTGCGCGGAATGCGGGGAGGATATCCCAGCGCCGCGGCGCGCTGCTGTTCCCGGCTGCCAGACGTGCGCGGATTGCCAGGCTGTCATCGAATTGAAGAATAAGCAGAGAGGATTGTCATGAACAACCGACAGGCCCGTAGGCTGCTTGGTGCTCACATCAATAACACATATCGAATCAGCAATAGACGCTGGTTGGTATGGGGCAGCAACTGGCCTTTTGTTTGGGAGCACGCAAAACCATCACCGCGGCAGAAAAGGAAAGCCAAAGAGGTTGCAGCATACCGAGAGGAATTAAAGCGCAATCAGGAGTCAGCCAATGTTCAGGATAATCCAGCCTAATACCTGGTACGCCGATCCCCACGGCGTGCCCTGCAAAATCCTCCGAGCTACCCACGAAGTCATCCACTACATCCGCAACGGTCGCACCTGCATCGCCAGCATGGGCCGCTTTCAGCATGAATTCGAGCCGCTGACCAAAGCACAGGCTGAGCGTATCGCCGAAGAAATCGAAACAGCAGAACACCTGAAGAAGCTGCGCGCCCAGCGTGCGGCGTAAGGAGGACTATGAGCACCATTCAGGACATCAGAAACCAGCTATCAACTCTGGTCACAGAGGTGCACAAGGTTGCATGCGCCCTAGATATAGGTAACGAACGAACCGAGGCCTTTGAGTTATACGAAGCACTTCGTCGACTTCAGCGCCAGGGCGCAGCTGGAGAGATTCTATCAGCAACTAACCCGCTTCTCGCCTCGCCATATTACGACGAGGACTGGGACGAAGATGAAGACGGCTGACGTAACTGATAGCCAGTTATGAGCTGGCTATTGGGTGCGAAAGCACTGCCACTCAATCCCTTTTGCCCGGCCCCGCGCCGGGCTTCTTTTTGGGAGTTCACCATGCAATCAAACCCCATGACCTGGCTCATCGCCGCACTTATGGCGCTGGGCGCTCTCATCTCATTTCTTCACGAACCGGAAGGTGTGCAATGGCTGCTTTTAATGTGGGCGCAATAGTCCAGAAGAAAACCGGCGGACTGACGGGGATAGTAGAAAGCCTGCTGGAGCCGGAAAACGATAAGCCGCGGGTTTATGTCGCATGGGACGGCGGCACTTATCAGATTCATTACGAATACGAATTGCGCGCGGCCACGCCAGACCAGCCGCAGTTTTATAAAACGATGTCATAGGAGCGACCATGAGCGAAATTATTCAAATCGTGCCCAGTGAGTGGGTGACAGAAGACCTGCTTGTGAAAATGACAGGACTTCGACCGGGAACGATCGCGCGGGCCCGAAAAACAAGTTGGCTCTGCGGCAGAGAGTACGTCCACATGTCGCCGGACAGCATCCCAAAGGAAAACAGCGAGTGTTTGTATAACCACAAAGCGATCGACCAGTGGGTTGAGAGCCTCAAAAAGAAACAGCCAGGTGCGCGCCAATGAGGATCCGTTTATGCTTAGCGTGCTCTTGGACGTCAGGAGGGAATAATGGCTAAGTCAGCATACCCAACAGGCGTGGAGAACCACGGCGGAACGCTCCGCATATGGTTCATCTATAAAGGCAGCCGTGTGCGCGAAAGCCTCGGCGTGCCGGATACACCAAAAAACAGAAAGGTCGCTGGCGAGCTGCGCGCGTCGGTGTGCTTTTCTATAAAGACTGGCAACTTCAACTATGCCACCCAGTTCCCGGACTCACCGAACCTCAGAAAGTTTGGGGTGGAGAGCAAGGAAATCACAGTGCTGGAGCTGGCGAACAAGTGGCTTGAACTGAAGCGTATGGAGATCAGCACCAACGCGATGTCACGTTATACATCGATAACGCGCAATATGGTGCCAAGGATCGGCGGGGACAGGCTGGTTTCTGCGGTGACGCAGGAAGACCTGCTGTTTATCAGGAAGGAATTGCTGACCGGTTATCAGACGTTGAAGGCTGGACACAAAACACCGGTTAAGGGCCGAACAGTCAGAACGGTGAACAACTACATGAAGACCATGGCTGGCATGTTCAAGTTCGCTGCTGAAAGTGGTTATGTGAAGGTGAGCCCTTTCACCGGGATCGCCCTTCTCAAGCGTTCGCGTTGCGAGCCTGATCCGCTCACCCGCGAAGAGTTTGTCAGGCTGATTAACGCTTGCGCCACCCAGCAGTTGAAAAACATGTGGTCGCTGGCAGTGTACACCGGCGTGCGCCACGGTGAACTGGTGTCGCTGGCCTGGGAAGATATCGACCTGAAAGCAGGAACGATGATGATCCGCCGAAACCACACGTTGACGAAGGAGTTTACCCTTCCGAAAACCGAGGCCGGGACAAACCGCATCATCAACCTTATTCAGCCAGCTATTGACGTGCTGAAGAACCAGGCCGAACTAACACGCCTAGGTAAGCAGTATCAGTTAGAGGTGAAACTGCGTGAGTTTGGTCGCACAGAAGTGCATCCGTGCACATTTGTGTTTAACCCACAAAAAGGATTGCGCAATGGCCGTGCAGGGCATCATTACGCGGTGGGGTCGATCAACCAGTCGTGGGAGGCAGCAATGCGACGCGCCGGGATTCGCTATCGCAGAGCATACCAGTCCCGACACACGTATGCATGCTGGTCGTTGGCCGCCGGTGCTAACCCGAACTTCATCGCGAAGCAAATGGGCCACACCGACGCGCAAATGGTTTACCGGGTGTACGGATCCTGGATGGCTGAAAATAACCAGGACCAGGTACTCATCCTCAACCAAAAATTGAGTGAGTTTGCCCCATCCATGCCCCACGCAGTGGGATCGGATGATTATTAA